AAACCATTGTTTACGTACTTGTACTGTATGTCGTACACGTAAGATCCCACAGGAAGCTTAGCCGTGTACTCAGCCTCTGCCCTCAGCTTCACGTTGCCATCATCATCCCTGTCCACAAACGAGAATATTGGGGTGGATGCTTTTCTTGTTGGGGAGTTTGTCACTGTAGTTTCAGTCAGTGAAGAACCAGCTATGACAGTCTTTCTAGGGACTGATGTTTGCAACGCAGAGGACGGCGATGTGACAGACTTAACCTGTATAAAAAAGTTGTAGTCACCAGTAACCAGCTGTATGTTGTTACCCTCATTGTCCTTGATATTAAGGCTCAGCTCAAAAGAGTCTCCTCTCCTGATCGTAATATCAAGTTTATCTGATACATCAAGGTTTGCCTTCTTAGCCATTTTTCTGTTGTCTCAAGTTGATTAGTCTCTCCTGTTCCTTAGCTTGTTTTGTCACACGTTCATCCTTCCTCTGCTCCTTGAATACCTCAAGCTTCTCAGCAAACTCCTTGTCGTCTGTCTTCAGACCCAAGAGCGACTGAGCTTTGATGTACTCTATCTCCTTCTTGAACTCGTGCTTCAGTGCCTCCATCTGAGCATCAAGCTGGGCCTTCATTTGCATCGTCTGGGCCTCTAGCTGAGCCTGCATCTGCATCTCCTGCATCTTGGCCTGAGAGGCGGCCTCAGCAGACTGCTGTTGTATCTGAGCCTGCATCTGTGAGTTCTGCATAGCCTGCTCCTGAAGCCGCTTCATACGCTTAGCCCTCCTCACAACCAACAGCCTCTCAGCCTGGTTAATGTCCTTCATGTTCCTGATGGCTATAGCATCCTCTATGTCAAGCTCCTTCTGCTGGATAGACATCTGTATGTTCTGCTCAAGGTACGCCTTGTCTTTGTCCTCCATCTCCTTCACCACCACAACACCAAAGTTGTACATGGGGAGATCCTCAAAGGAATTCAGAACCTGCATGTTCGTCTCCCCTATAGCGTTCTCGTACATCTTATACACAACAGAGTCTCTCGGCAGGACCTGAAGCGACTTGACTATGTCCTCAACAACCTTCTTGTACAGCACCATAGCTGAGTTGGTGATGTCGTAGATAGCGTTATTCGCAGCGGCAATGGCCTGCTCTCTAACACCCACAAGAGCCTCACCCTTAGGTGTGCTGGAATCAACAACCTCATTGATACCCGTCACGTCCCTGATCATACGCAGGTAGTGGTTGTACAGACCGATGAGCTCGTTGATGTTCCTGATCGTGTTGCCTATCTCTCGGATCGGTGGGTTCTGGAATCCTCCCTCAGCGTTCTTACTCCTGTAGTAGAAGACACCTGTCTGTTCGTAGATGTCATGGAGGTCGAGTGGTTGCAGCTCTCCTGCTTTTCCAAGCTGAACATTCTCCAAGCCCTCAATATCAATGATGAGACCATCTGGCTTTGATTTGGCTATGGCTTGCTGTATCTTGAGGTGTGTGAGCTGAAGCATATCAGCAAAGCCGATGCAACTATCCACCATGCTCTTAGGAATCATCCTCCGCATGTTGGTAGCCACAGCACTGTAAGACATCCGTGTTCTGGATATGTCATACATGTTCCTTGGCATGTTAGTCGCCTTACCGTACCCAAACAGATAGTCCTTGCACCCAAGGACGTAGCTCCCCTTGTACACAACCTCTATATCCAGTGAGTGTGGCTTCCTCTCAAACACGCTGCCAGCCCGCTCCTTGTACTCGTATCCCTTATAAAAAAAGTTGGTGTTTCCGTACCTATTATCCTTCTCCTCAAAGAACATACGCTCTGTAGTCTTGTACTCAAAGTGAAGAACGTCAACCATATACTCGTCGTAGCCGTACACACTTCTGTTGGATGTGTCGTCATACCTGTACTTGTCAAGCGCGTACGGATCGTTGTTGTTCCTGTTCTTTACCGTCGTAGCTATCTTCTTGTACTGCTCCTCAGTGAACTCATCACCAGCGAGCCTCTTCAACTCATGGAGTGGCATACGCTTGATGTGACCAGCGTACACTATATCTCCGAAGTTAGGATCATCGGTGAAGCTGTGTACGAAAGAAGGTGGGTCAACATACTCAGTTTTAAGGCCGTATACTGGGTCGTTTATTCTTCTATTAACAGCCATTCCAAGAACAGCCAGATCATTAACAGACCTCCGATAAACGCTTTCATTGTAGTCGCTCCAAGTGAGCGTAAGGTTAGTAGCGATCTGCGCAGATATCTCAGCATCGGTTTTGATGTTTGTTCCCATAAAGATCTCAGCCTCCTCCAACGTCTCAGGCATCTCATCTGGGTCCATGTCCAGAACCATGCCAGTCTGTTCTTTCAACTGCTTGAGAGCCTCACGCGCCTGAACCTGCATCTCCACACGCTTCTTGTTCTTGTTCTTCTCTGAAGAGGATAGCGGATCGATAGCCTCAAGGTTTGGGTACGGATCTCTAGACAGTATCTTGTTCACCACCACCTTGACAAACTTTGGTAGTATTGGAACTGGAGTGTAATCCAGGTTCAACAGACTACCGTCGTTGTTGTTAGGGTCAAGTGAATGCAGTAGCTGCTTGTATATAGACGTATCTTGCGTACCGTTAGCGTAGTCCCTACTCTTAGAAAAGGTTGCGTTTCGCTTGCTGATCGTAGAGTTGTTGTCGTCTATTGTACCCCACTGTGATTCAATAGCCTTGGCGTACTTAAGACCATACTCCCTAGATGCCTTTTCTTCTGGACTAGCGAGTGGATCTGGGAAGCCTTTTGTCTTGTTGTACTCTTTGTCGTACATAGTTTATTACGAAACTTTTACCTGTTTCGCAAATATATGACACTAGCCGATCGCCCTATACCGACGGAAAAACTTCTTGTCATCAAACTTAGCTGCCTCTTTCTTCTTCGGTGTCTGAGCAGCAAGCAGCGCCAAACCTGAGCTTATCGTAAGGTCATACTTGGTCCGCTTATCTATACGGAACCCTATCCAGTCCTCAAGCGTCTTGTCGAAGTACATGTTCCCATACTCGCCTGTTTCGTAGTTAATGCCAACATGGTTGTGTATGTACTGCTCAATAGCTTGCGCGTGTGCGTGTATCACATCCTGAGAGTTTGATGGTATACCCTTGGTCTTTGACATCTGACCAGAACCAGACATCAAGTGCTTCGGTCTCTCAAGAAGATAACCATCGTAACCCCTTGATTCAAAGTACCTTGCAATTCCGTACTTGTTGTTCTCAATCAGCAGTGGGTAGCCGTAGAACACAGCGCACATCAGAACATCCTCATAGAAGATCTTCGCCATGTCTGGTCGAGAGGCGTACTCTACAACGAACATGTTGGATGGCCTGTTCATGGAGAATTTGTTGTACATGTGCAGCGCACCCTTAGATCCCCTACCGTCTACTGTAGCGTCAATGTCGTAGGAGTCGACACCACCTACACCGTAGTGAGGGAACGGAGGCATGCGTTTTCCCCTATCCTCATAGATGACACTCCTCTCATCCTCACCAGGCATCCATGACACCCTAAACCTACCGTGTCTGTCTGGTGTGAAGACAACCTTCTTGTCCTGCTCCTCCCAGATGAAGTTGCCACTCACAACAGGGTTAGGGAACAGATCCTGGTTGTAATCTATCTGCTCGTATATCTTACCTATGTTGAACAGACTGCCGTCGATGCTGTCTCTGAACGCTTCGTCCTCAGTGAACGGGAACTGACGTACCACCTCATTGAGTTCAGAGGAATCAAACTTAAGCGACTCACGTTCGTTCTTCAGGTACTCCTTGGCACCGATCAGTATAGGCGCACCATCAAGCCCATCAACAGGCTCCTCAGGTGTCTCAACGATAGGGTTGCCGTACACATCAAAGAAACCCTCAAGGGCCTCATAAGCTGGTATGAATATCCTGTACAGCCCAGAGGTAGTCCTGCCGTTCTGGTTTCGCTTCGTTGGGTCGCTGTCCTCCCATAGCTTCTTGTACTCCTCACCTCCCTTGCTCATTGGGTTCACCGTGCTACCCACCATAGCCTTCCCAACAACTCTCCTACCAACAATAAGACAGGTTCTTTGGATACGCCATGCTTCTCTTATGTCAGCAGGGTCCTCCCACTTACCAGCCTCATCGAGATAGAGCATGTGAAGTTTCAATCCGTCATAGGCGTTGTTGGTCGTGTTCTTCCAGTTGATGATGGTGTCAAGTGCCTCACCCTGAATAGCAGTCTTGTTCTTCTTGGTGATACGCTTTGATGGCTCACGAAAAGCAAGTTCCATCCTTGGGTTGGTGGTACCATCCTGGATAGGTTTGAAGAAGAACGGATAACCCCTGAACATGTTCACGACCTTGTTCATGAAGATGTTCTCCTGAGCGTCCTTACCAGTCTTGGATTGTATGCCCAGAACCTTATTCTTTACCTGAGTCGCCTCATCAGTAACGACCGCTGAGCACATGTTAGTGTATCCAGAACGGCGACACTTAGTATAAAGCTGGCCCAAGCAGCGAGGATCAACTTCACAAGCAGCCATATGTAAAAAGATCTCGCGCTGGAACGCAAGATAGCTAGGGTATCCGACATCGATCTTTGTCCATTGCAGCATCATGTAATGCCTGCCCGTAATATACGTTGGTGTCCCGTTGTTCATGAACCACACACCCTCTCTACGTCTACGAAACTCCTGCTCTATATAACCCTCATACATATCCCTGAAACCCTTTGGCTTCTCTAACCACTCATCCATGGATTTGACTTTGTCCATGTCCTGCGGAACAGGCACACGCATCCATTTCTGCTCCTTCTTTGGTTTATCAGAGAACAGTATGTCTTTTTTTGGTGGTTGCTTGGGCAGCACAACAAGAAGCCCATGGAGCTCAATAGCCTCACCATGGGTTTCATTAGGGTCAATAACTATACCCTCTGTGCTGTATCCATCAACCTTTATTAGCATCCGACAAAAACTTTTTTGACTTGTTTAATGCAGACGCTATTACCTGATGCATATCGTAATACTTGTACTCAGCAAGCCTACCTCCGAATATTACGTTTTTCTCTTTTGATGCCATCTCCTTGTACTTGCTATACCTGACCTTACTCTCTTCGTCATAACATGGGTAGTAAGCCTCTTTACCTCTATAGTATTCATCTGGGTACTCCACACTGACAACGGTAGATTTTGTTTTTGGCCTATTGGCTTTTAGAAAAAGTTTGTGTTCTATAACCCTTGTGTACGGCGTGTCTTCGTCTGTGTAGTTCATTACAGCACAACCTTGAAACACATCTTGAGCATACTGACCGTGTTCCCAACGAAGTGACCTGTAATTTAAATCTCCCTCTGAGTAGTTAAAATAAGCATCAATTGGTCCAGTATAAACTACAGTATCAGCGTACTTGTCTAAGTAGTCTTTATTCTTTAAATAGCATGTGTTTAGCTGAACCTTGATGTTTTCATGATCAAGTATATTCTCAATCATACTTGTGTATCCATTAATTGGAATGCCCTCATACTTATCGTCAAAGTACCTTGAATCCCATTCAAACCTCAACGGAAGCCTTTTAATTATACTTGCTGGAAGCTCAGACGGATCAACACCCCATTGTTTCTTGGTGTAGCCTTTTATTAACTTGTTGTATATCGTTTTACCAACAGACGAGATAGCGTGATCCTTGAGGCTATTCTTGGGAGCAAGTGTGTACGACTGTGACTTTATCTTTTCTTTTGCTTCGTGAGCAGTACTAACACCCCAGAGTTGATTAAACGTCCACATATTAAAAGGAAGCGAGTACACCTTTCCGTTGTTGTTTGCAACAGGAGAGAAAGCTGTATGCTCGAACTCAGCAAATTTATTTACCCAATCCCATATAAACTTGTCGTTCGTATGAAAGATGTGAGGTCCATACATATGAACATCAATACCAGTGGCTGATTTCTTTGTGTAGCAATTTCCGCCTATGTGATCTCTTTTGTCAATAACAAGGCACTCATGACCATCTTCAGCACACTGTCTTGCAAAGACACTACCAAAAAGACCAGACCCAACGATTAATACTTTACTCATTACAGTTGCTTTCAAACATTTTTATCCACAGCCTTTCAAAAACCCATGGAGCTCTATCTGTTGAATCATGTACGCTTTTAACATTTTTCCACCATTCCAGTGGCTTATTTGTTATCATGCTTGATGGTACTATGTACTGAGCCCCAACACAAAAGTCATAACTATCAGAACTAGGAATGCCTATTCTGTCAGATGTGCCTGATACGTCAATACCTGAGTCATGAGGTCTACCATTCCCATCACAGGAAAAAACATCACCTAACGGAAAAAATCCACTTGTGTGTGACTTAATCATTGTTGATAAATCACAATGGTCAAAAGGATTTCCTTGACAAAAAACTATATAATCCGTTAACTGATCATAGTTATTTATTATGTGGTGCAAGAATGTATCTGACTCCCTATTTATATTTTCTAAGGAGACACACTCCCTATCTAAATGATCGCCCTTATTGTATACATACAGGTCAAAATCAATAAACTGATCAACCCAGCTAACATCTTCGTTGTACCTTGCAACAACAAGCGACTTTTGATCACTCATAATAGAACTGTTACGTTGTTTGTATGCCAGGCCACTTAGCCTCTAACTTTTCCCTGTACTCCCAGTACCTTCCCCATGCTGGTCCTCTCTTATTCAGTGTGACAGAATGATGATTGAGGTATGAATCATTGTTTTCTAATCGAACCTGTGGTGGGGCTTCTTGTGAATTAACCAGCATAGTATATACCTTATGACCAGTGACAGATTTTGCCTGAGCGCAATAATCCTCAACATACAGATGATAGTCATCAAATGTCTCCTCATCAAACATTATCCCATGAGTCTTATTAACAACGAGAAAACAACAATCTGCTGTACAAAGCTCGTGAACGCGAGATTCTGGTGACCAATGATAATTCCTGTTATCATCAACACCAACCATACCAAGCGCAGCAAAATCACCAACCTCTGATATAGTGTTGTCTATCCTTTCTACAAGATCACTAGAGAATGATACATCTTGGTGAGTTAGTATGACTATGTCGTTTGAACTCTTTGACAGTATCTCGTTATAGTTTTTTGCTGGCTTGTTCTTGTCGTTCTGAGCTATAACTTCAATACTTGTGTAAAGGTTACCTATGCTATGACCAAGGAAATTCTTGTGTACATCATAATCATGAGCGATGTAACCAATAGTCACTGAATCAAAATTTTTTGTTTTCTGCATTTTTCATATCATCGTTAACAACAGATAGAAATTCAGATGCTGATGAAGTTGTTTGCAACTCCCCCTGAACAGCCTTCAACAGGCTGAAAGCATTCTTGGAGTTGTTCACTATCCAGTTGTCTCCGTACCAAACCTTAAGATTATCTGGTATTGGAACCCAATCATCCTTTCTCATGAAGATACAGCAGCCCCAGCCAGCACCTATATAGTGACCTGGCATGACACCAATGGTAGTATCCTTTGGATCCATCTTGTAGGA